TCATTCACGGTGAAGATATACAAGTACAAGGTAATAAAGTACATTTTAAGACAGTAAACAATCAGCGTCTTATGAAAGATAAAGTAGACGATATAGTAATTAACGTTGGTGCTGGTAACACTGAAGAAAGACCGGTAGTTAATTTCGATCTTAAGATTGGTAATAAGGAATTCAAAGATGTTCCTTTTTCTGTAGGTAACAGAGCTAGTAATCTGTTTAAAATATTAGTCAGTAAAGACTTTATTGAAAAAGAGCTTGATGCTCTTATTGATGTAAGTCAGGAAAATATAGCTGACAGAGATATTGAAGCTACTTATTAATACCAAGTAGGTTTCCAACGCAATGTCCAAGTTGCGAAATCTTTATCATGACGAATATACTCTCTGTATTTGTCAATAGTTGAAAGATTATCAAAATTTTCTATATTTCTACAATCACAATCATCACTAATAGCAACTGCATAATTAGTTAAACCGGTTTTACTCATAATTGTATTATGAATATTTTTACCGCACCATTGTATAAACGTTTTTGTAAAATGCTCATTAGAATCAGGCCACCTATACATACGTTCAGTAAACATTTCCAACGTATGATCAACTAACCACTTAAAGTTATCTTTAGTCTCTCTAGCCCATATAGAGCATTGATGATTGAAATAACCTTTACCTCTTCTACGAGGTTTACCGGTAGAAGTTCTAGGAGTAGAAGGATGATCTAACACCTCTTGTGGAAATGCGTGAGCTAACATAATAGCTCCTTCTATTTGCATCTTTGATCTTACATGTTGATCGCAAAGATTATGAGTTGATTGTATAGGGTCGTCGTCAGTTACAAAGATATTCATTTAAGTAGAGTATAATATGAAGTTATCTCATCTCCAGCTTTTATTGGCTTAACAGTATATAAAATTCTACGAAAATTAAAATGAGAACCTTTTATTTTCTCTTTTACCATAAAGGTATTAGGATTTTCACTATGATTTATAAACCCTCCTAATGGTGTTCTTACCCATTCATCAATACCTATATATAAATTACTAACTTTAATATGTGTTATCCCGAGCTTCTTACCAGCACGTAGATCTACTTTAGTAAATAAACCTAAACCGTCTATTTTACTTTCTTTTATTGTAAGACCTAATGGTAAAGGCCTATAACTTTCCGGATCAAACTCCATTATTATCTTAATCCTGTAGATTCAAAAACATCTCTAGTAACTCCTGCTTTAAAGCCACCTTCAATACCTTTTACAATTACAGATACAGCATTATGACTATGCAAACTTTCATTATGAGAAGCTACAATCTTAAAGTCTAAAATACGCGATTCATTAGTAAGCTTTTCATACAGCAATCTAACAGCATCTTCTACAAACTTTAAGTAAGCACCGTTCTTTTCTGCAAACGCTTGCTCATCTTCTCTTTTAACCATAACTTGCGTTTCAGTTTGAAGAGCATCTAAGCATAATTCTTGAATATCTTCAATCCAAAGCATATCTTCAAATCTTACACTTACACGAGCAACACTTCTTTGACTATGAGGTACAGTAGCTCTATTACGATACTTCTCAGCATGTTCACTTAGCTCAAAACTACAAGGACAAGCAGAAGAATAAACAAAATCAAAATGAATATACTTCTTAAACTCACCTTCTTTAGTTAAGTCACCTTCAAATACTACATCGTAATATTGATAACCTTCTAAACCACTACGTAAACTTTGCTGCTTAATAGGATAAGATATCTTAAGCATTATTCTAGAATCAAAACACTTAAGATTATTTTTATAAGTCTCTAAAACGTCTTTAATCTTATCAATACTAAATGTCTCATCTTTATGATCATAAAAGCTTCTCATAATACGTGACATATTAATACCTTTCTTATGAGCTTCCAAGCTAACACTACCAGTTACACTTGTTTCCAACTCAATTGTCTTACCGTTTCTTTTCTTATATGTAAGAGGAAGTTTAAAGTTATGAATACCTACTTGTTGAATAGGAACTGCTGCACCTTGAATTAAGCTTGAAGGTCCATTTTGCAGATCAGGTAAAGAAGAGATATACTTTTTAGTAGCGTTGACGCTTTTATCATAAACTCGAATAGGAGGAAAATAACTTTTACTATATTCTTCACCCATTAACTCTTTTGCAATAACATCTTTTTCGCCAGTAAGTTCATCATCCTCTCCTAGCCACTCATAATTAGAATCTTTTTTACTTTTACTCATTTATATTATACTATTATAGTTACAATATTTCTTTTTCAAGACTAAATATTGTATATGGCTAAATTGACGCAAAAAGACCTTATTCAAAGAAGTTTATATGAGGAAGGAATAGGAAGTATGTTAAAGCAAGCTGCAAAATCAGCTGTAAAGACCGGTGTAGGAGCTGCTAAAGCGTTAGGGGCGGCGGCAGCGCCGAAGACAGCAGCCGCACTTGGTAAGTTAGGAAGAGTCATTGGTAGTAATTTTGTAGAAATTCTAGCAGCTAATCCTAAGAACGGTTTAAGATCGTGGTTAAACACACCTGAAGGACAGAGACTTTTTAAAGATGTTAGTTTAGGGAAAGAAGAAACATTAGCTAATAAAGATGTAATGATAAAATTTAAAGGTCAATATATTGACCCTAAAACTCCTAATCAACCTAAAGATGTGGAAGGTGAGTTTGCTGTTCGACCAGAAGGTGAAGGTCAATGGGGCATTATGGGAGCTAAAGATAATGAAGGTAATGCTATTTGGGCTCCTAGTAAAGGAAAGGCATCAGGTAAAGCAAAAGGAGGAGGTGGTGACAGTGATTTTGAGGAAGGTATTAAAGGAGCTCCTATTGAATCAGATAAAATTAGAAGAATATTAGAAATTATTAAAACTAGCGGTGAAATGGGTTCAGCAGCTACCCAAGCAGCATATAAGGCACTTAAGCGATTAGTTATAGATGGTTATAAGACCGGTAAATATGCGAGTGAAGAAATAATTGGGGCTGCTGATAATTTTTTAAAGGCAGTAGATGAGTTTAAACAAGGATATAAAGAGGGTTCTGGTGTAGAGGAAGAACCCAAAGAAGAGCCTAAGGAAGAGCCCAAAGAAGAACCTAAGGAAGAGCCTGAAGTTAAAAAAATTACTACGAGTTCCTTTAAAAATGAATTAAAAGAATTTGTTAAAAATAAACTACCAGGTGAAAGTTTTAATTCTATAAGTGCTGTTACTGAATTTGTAAGAAGTTTAGCTAAAGATGCTAATAACGCTACGTATTATAAAAATATACCGCAAATTATGAAGCAAATTAAGAAAGATAGAAGAAATTTTTCGAATACTGAGCTAGCTCAATTAATTACATTACTAAAAATGGATGGTTTAATTAATGAGAGTCAAAAAAATCTGCTAAGACAGTTGACTTTGCTTTCGAAATAATTAATTATCCGAGACTGGACGAGGGAGAGCCTTTTAAATTCACCTCACCAGTTGATTTATTTCTTGTTCTTCTTATAATAATAGTATGACTTATACATCTTCGAAAGTAATTGAACTAGGATCAACAGCATTTCGTCAGCCTAATGCAGATTCGCATTGCAAATATTTACATGGCTATCAACTAAAAGCAGAACTTACTTTCGGTTGTGAAAAATTAGATAATAATAACTGGGTATTTGATTTTGGCGGTCTTAAACAACTTAAAGAAATATTTAACAATCAATTTGATCATACTACTGTTATTTCTGGATCTGACCCTGAGTTAGATACTTTTAAAGAACTACAAAATAAAGGTATTATTCAATTAAGAATATTAGATGGTGGTGTAGGTATTGAAAAATTTGCTGAATGGGTATTTAAAACTGCAGATACACATGTTGAAGAGGTGACTGAAGGCCGTGTTTGGGTTGAAAACGTAACTGTATATGAGCATAAGAGTAATTTTGCTTCTGTTAGTAAACAGCTACAAAAATCTACTCTATTTGTAGATGAAGAAGGAACTAAAACATATGTTGAAGTAGAAGAAAAAGAATTACCTGAGCAAGATAATACACCTGAACCAGATCCTGCTCCACAAGATCATAACCCGAGAGCAGCTCAGGTAGGTAATCAAGTTACACAAGGTAAAGGTAACTGGTTTGCAGGTACTTCGTGGGGTGATTAAGTTCCTAATACTGAGCAAATAAATCTCAAGATCTTACTTCTAGCGATTTCAGAGTTTCCAAATTTAAAGGAATATATATCATTTTCTCTACATTGCTCTGTGTTAAACGTATTAAAGATCTCTTTATATCCGGATTTATTTACATCAGCTTGATTACTATCACCAATTACAATATATTTGGAATTTCTTCCAAACCTAGTTAAAATAGTTGTTAACTCTTTTCGTGATAAATTTTGTGCTTCATCTACAATTACTAAAGTTTTGTTAAAAGTTAAACCTCTAACAAAATTAACAGGTATTGCTTCAATTATTCCTTTTTGCTTAAGCATGCTGCATGCACCGGTACCAGCTATTTCAATAACTTTTTCATCTAAAGGTATAGCATAAGGAGAAAATTTATCATCAATTTCACCTGGTAAAGACCCTAAACTCTTTTCAGCTGACTCTGCAATAGATCTTATATATACCAACTTAGTAAAGTCTTCATTTTTAATTAGTTCTAAACCTGCATATACTGCAATATATGTCTTCATGCTACCAGCTGGTCCATCAACGAATCCAATTTTTGTCTTATCATTTATAATACAATTATAAAATTGCTTGTGCATAGGATTAAGATAAAACGATCGCTTAATCTTAAAATCGAATATGTAGTTCTTGTTAAATGCTTCCGCAAGTTCATCACTTGCCCGACTCTTACGCGCGGTTTTTACACTCATATATATTATTATTTAGTTGAAAAACTCTTCAGAACCTATATAATCTTATATATGTCTATAGATTGTGATAAAGAAACGTTATTAATATCTGATGATAAAGCTTTCTATACTTTAGAAGGTGAAGGTGAATACGTTGGTATGCCCTCGGTATTTTTTAGATTATCTATGTGTAATCTTACCTGTCAGGGATTTGCCTCTGAAGATTCACCTCATGGTTGTGATTCTTATATTTCTTGGTCTGTTAAGAATAAAATGACGTTTAATGAAATCTTTAAATATTTTGAAGATCATAAGCTTATTGATAAGTTAAAAGAACGTGCAATATTTAAAATTACTGGAGGTGAACCTATGGTTCAGCAAAAGCAGCTGCTAAAGTTTATAGAAGCTTTTATTGATAAGTATGATTTTCATCCTGTTATAGATTTTGAAACTAATGCTACAATTCAACCTGATGAATTATGGGTTAGTAAATATTATGCTACGTTTACTACTTCTCCTAAACTTACCTCTAATGGTGATCCGGAAAAACGTACATATAAACCTGAAGTTTTAAAGTGGCATAGAGAAGTAGGATCAGGTTTTAAATTTGTTATTAATAGATCTGAAGATATAGATGAAATATGGCAGAAATATGTACAAGATGGTATAATAAATGTACCATTACATCGTGTCTGGTTTATGCCTTGTTCAGGTAGCCGACAAGAGCATGTAGAAAAAGCACCTGCAGTAGCTGAATATGCTAAAGCAATGAATGTTAATTTTTCTCCTAGATTACATCTACTAATATGGGATATGGCATTAAAGGTATAACGCAATATATATACGTATGAGAATTGCATTTTCCGGAACAGGTAATAGTGGTAAGAGCACTATAGTAAAAAGTTTTTTATATAATTGGGATAATTACTCAACACCGGAAAAAACATATAGAGATATCTTAACTGAAGAGGGATTACCTCATTCATCTAAAACAACCACTGATACACAAGAAAAAATTCTTAACTTTTTTATAGATCAAGTTAAAGAATATGATAAAGGTGAAAAAGTAGTTTATGATAGATGTCCGTTGGATAATATTGCATATACTATGTGGTGTCATGAAAAAAATATAGATGGATTTGATAGAAAGTTTGTTACAGATCAAATATCACTTATGAGAGAATCTTTAAGATTCTTAGATATAATTTTTCTATGTAGGTTTGATGAGAAACAAGCTATCGAAGATGATGGTTTTAGGGATACAGATAAAGATTTTATTAAAGAAGTAGATAATATTTTTTATTCTTTGTATAGACAATATACAGAAAACCCAGAAGCAGATATTTTCTTTCCAAAGGGTGATTCACCTTGCATTATTGAGTTGCCTAACGAAGGACAACACCGTATTGATATGGTTCAAGAGTATGTAACTCCAGAAGGAGAGATGTACGGTGATGAATCTTCAATCTTTAATGATATAAATGAGCTTGAAAGACTTGTTACTCAACAAAAAGCAGCTTTAGATCAAGAAGAAAAAGAGAAAGAATTATTTCGTAAGTTTGGTTTATGAGAGAAACCATAGGTATAGCAATTATTACATGTGATAGACCAGAGTTTTTTAAAAGATGTAGAGAGTCTATTAATAATGAATGGTATGATCATATAGTAGTAGTTAATGATGGTAAGGGACCTCTTTTTGATCCTGCTTCTCCAGTTATACAGACTTCAGGTCGTGAAGGGGTAGGTAAAGCTAAAAATAAAGCCTTTCAATATTTGATTGATAAAGGCTGCGAGCATATATTTTTAGTTGAAGATGATGTAGTTTTTAAAAAGAACGCTTTTGACGCCTACATTAAAGCTAGTAAAGTTACTAAAGTAAAGCATTTTAATTATTGTTTACATGGTCAAGACAATAAAATAAACAATAAACCTAATCCACGTAAAATTATCGATATAAGAGGAACAAAAGTAGCTTTATATTTTAACATATACGGGGCATGTTCTTATTATCATAGATCAGTATTAGAAGATATAGGGTTATTTGATGAAGAATATATCAATGCAATGGAGCATGTAGATCATACAATGCATGCTATAACAAAAAAATACCATCCTCCTTTTAGATGGTTTATTGATTTAGAAAACAGTAACGAATATATTAATGATCAAGATTATAATCACGATAAATCTAAAATAAGGACAGGAGATTGGATGAAAGACTTTCGAAATGGAGTAGAAAGATTTAAAAGTAAGTATAAAATAGATGTGACAAATCCTTATCAAGAGTATGATGGTATAGATAAGGTTATTAGTTATTTTAAGTCGATATGAAAGTTGGAGTTGGTATTACTACATATAATGCAGAGCATTATTTTAAAGATTTATATGATTCATTACCTATGGATCAAATAGATGAACTAGTAGTAGTTAATGGTGGTAAAGAATATAAAGGTAAATATAAAGATGCTCATTGGATCCAACATAGTAAAAATTATTATCCATCTTTTTGTAGAAATGATTGCTTAAGATTTTTAATGGAGAGAGATATGGATTATTATATTACATTAGAAGATGATATGGTAATCAAAGACCCAGATATATTTAAAAAATATATGGAAGCTGCTGAACTTAGTAAGTTTGGTTATTTTTGTTTTGTAAGTACATCATGGGAGTCAGGAGAACCAGGAAACAGAACACCTAAGATTGAGTTGCAATATTCAAAAGATGTTACAGTTAATTTATATCCTCATATGTGTAATGAGTTTACGTTTAAAACAAAAAAATGCATTGAAGATACGGGGTTATATGATAATAAATTTAGATATATCTTTGATGTAGAGAATGTACACCGTATAGCTAATGCAGGTCATATTCCTAGTTTTTGGTATTTTCCGGATATTAAAGACTCAGATGATTTAATTATGAATCACCCGGAAACTGAAACTAGAATTAATGCAGGCGGTGAAAGAGATCGAAAGCTTGGTAAAGAATACGATATGTTTATTAAAAAACACGGTACAACTGTACAAGGTATACCTCAATTAACTAAGCAAGAGATTATAGATAAAATAGTAAAATGAAAATTGCGATAGGTATTAATAGTTTTAAACAAGAAGCTAATTTAGAAAAGAGAGAAGCTCTATGTATCGAGTCTCTACGTATATGTAAAGAAAAAAATTCTAACGTAACGCTATATAATATTATAGAGGAAGGTGATGAAATAGATTTTGATGGTTTTAAAACGTTAAATGTAAAACAAGATGGTAAATTACCATATGTAAATAAGCTAATTGATCAATTAGCTAAAACTGATAACGATCTTATAGTATTTTTAAATAATGATATTGTGCTTAATGCTTCATTTTTTAAGCAATTAGAAGAAGATATTGAAACTTACCCCACTTCTAGAGTTCATTTACATAGTTTAGATAGTTTAAATGAAGATCTTAAACTTCAATCCTATAGTGTACATGGATTTGATCTGTTTGCTTTTAAAAAAGATTGGTGGCTTAAAAATTCTCACTTATATCCAAATATGTATCTAGGTAAACCGTACTGGGATACTGTTTATTTTATTGTTAGTGTATTGAATAGTAACTTTAAAATACTAAACAAACAACCTCCTGTAATTTTTCACCCTGAACATAGCTCAGAGTCTATGGAAGGTAGTGATCGTTATAAAACTCACAACGAAAATATCGCTAGTAATACCCCGGGAATGGGTAAATGGTGGCATTTCGTACAGAATGTACTTCTAAAACGACCATCTGCAGGAGAAGTATTGTGGTGGACACCACTCGTTAATGAAATAGAACTAGAAAATCAATTATTTAGAAATGAAAATTAAAGCTTATACACTTTTTACACCATCTCATAAGAAGTTTCTTTATGAATATTTGTTAGATTCGTTTAAACATAACGAAAATATTGAACTAACTATACTACATAGACCACAATTATGTGAAACTGCAGAGTTTGGCTCTGATGGATGGCATGGAACTATGTACTATAAGGCTAATTGTTTTTATGACAAGCTAAAAGAGTGTGGTGACGATGAGATCTTTATGTTTATCGACCCAGATATTGTAATTTATAAAGATTTTTATGATGATATTGTTAAACGTATGGAGACAGTTGATATGGTCTTTCAAAACGATGGCCCTGGCGGTGTAAATACCGGCTTTTTTGCAGTAAGAAACAATAAAAAGACACGCGCGTTCTTTAATACAGTAAGAGGTAACCTTGAAAAATTTGAAGAAGAGCAAAGAACCACCAATTATTTACTTAGAAACCTACAAAACTTCCCAGAAATACATGTAAAATGGAGTATGTTACCTAATACGTATTTTACTTTTGGTCATATTGCAGGTCAACCTGATGGCAAAGGTGGTTTAAAAGGTCACTGGGTTAATACAGACGATAAATTTCCTATTCCAGATGATATTTATATACATCATGGCAACTGGACACGTACAAAAGAAGACAAATATAAAATTTTAGATGTAGTTAGAAAGAGAATAAATGAAAGTTGATTTTAAAAACCTAAGAGTCCCCGCTGATTATCCGACATATCCTCCTTATCATGAAGGAGATTATATGGAAGAATACTTTTATAAGTATTATATTGAAAATAAAAGTGAATTTGATAAGACTGGATTTACTTTAATTCCAATATTTTGGACAAATGTATATCTTACTAGTAAAAATAAAGACCTACTACAACCTTATTTGAATTACTTACCTAAAGATAAAAAATATTTTACTGTTTCACAACATGACGACGCTGTAAATGAAATTTTACCACCTGGTACATTAAGTTTTGAAGCTGGGGGTAATAGAAATGGTATACCTCTACCATTAATTTGTTCGCCTTTAAAGAAAGGACTGATTGAATCTCAAGAAAAAGATATATTTTGTTCGTTTGTTGGTTCTATTTCAAATAACGCGCAATGTCGTGTCACACTTTATCAGACATATGCAAATGATCCTGATTTTTATTTTTCTAAACCTCGTTATTGGACAGCAGAAGTACCTCAAGATAATTTTAAAGAATTTATTGACGTATCACAGCGTTCAGAATTTTGTTTAGCTCCAAGAGGCTATGGTAAAAATAGTTTTAGATTCTATGAAGTAATGCAATTAGGCTCTATACCTGTTCTTGTTTACGATGAGGAGTGGTTACCATTTAAAAAATATATTGATTGGAATGAATTTAGCGTATTAGTAGAAGAGAAAGATATACCAAATTTAAAAACAAAGTTACAATCTTATACTAAAGAGCAAAAAGATAAAATGCTCGAAAAAGGTAAAGAAATATATAGAGAATATTTTTCGATGGAAGGATTTAGCAAAAATGTATTAAGATATTTGCAAGATGAAAAATGATCTACCACTCTTTTACTATCAGCCTAATGATGTACCTTATCTTGAAAAGAGCTTAGAGCTTAATAAAAAGATATTTAAGGATTTAATTATTATTAAAGGTACAGACTGCCCAGAGTTTAATAATGTTTATAGGCATATGTGTTATAATGCAGATATGTTTGAAAGATTGTGTTTTATTCGTTTCTTTAAAATTTTAGAATATGTAAAAGAGAATAATATAGATAAATTTTTATATTGTGATTCTGATGCTATCTTTTTGGTACCTTTAGATTTTGAAAGTATTCTAGATAAAGAAAAATGTGTAGCGTGTAGACCTGAACAACAAGATAAATTTGAAGATGTTACTTGTGCGCATTTTTCTATATGGACGAAAGATGGTTTAGAAGATTTTTGTAATTACATTATTGATGTTTATACTAATAATATCGATATTCTTTTACCTAAGTGGGAGTGGCATATGGAAACACAAACAGGAGGAGGTATATGTGACATGACTGTAATGTATCATTGGTATAAGGGAAGTAAAAATTTATATAGTATTAATGGCGGCGCATTTGATAGAGGTATAGGAATGCCACAAAATAATATACCTGATGAATATGAAATGAAAAATGGTATAAAGAGATTACGTATGATTGATAACCAAATATTTGGTACTAATTATAATGGAGAGTCAGTTCAATTCTTTGGATTACATTTTCAAGGTGATAAAAAAGACTACATGTACAACTTATGAAAAAATTCTTAACAACGTTTGCTCTATATAGTGATCATAGACAGACATTATATGAGCAGTTTATCAGACCACGTTTTGCAAAATATGCTGAAATGCATAATATGAAATTTGTAGAGCTTAATAATAATAATTTTAAGATTCAGATCTTACATCCAGAGTTTGATGTTAGAGAAAATATGCATTTTAATAGATGGTTATTGTTTAAGAGATTACTAGACGAAGGTAAGCTTAATGATGGCGACATTCTTTATAATTTTGATGCAGACGTTTTTATAAAAGAAATGGATCAACACTTTGAACCTGAAAAGGGATTTTCATATGCTATTGATTCAGGCAATACACATTGTTTTGGATTCTTTGCATTAAAAATTAACGAGTTTTCTAGAAAACTTATTAACGCTATTATTGATAGAGAGAGATGGCTTAAAGTAAGCCAGTATGAATTTTTTAATGAGCATAATAATACAAAAGGTAAGTGGCATCTAGCTGATCAGCAAACGTATTACACTTGCGCTGGTATTAAACCACACAGCTGGAAGTCTTTTTATGAGTTAGATAATTTAGGATTTCATTCATATCCTACAGAATATACAATTTTTTCTTTAGATGAACTTAAGGAAAATGTAAATGTGCTACCTACAGAATGGAATGTTACTCAGCTTTATGATGAAACTGGTGACCATGAAACAGGAAAGCCAAACACTTACGATATTAACCAAACTACGTTAGACAAAACTATATTTAGACATTTTGCTGGTGGTCAGCCATGGCGTTTCGATGAGTATACGCAAAAATATCCTTTATGAAAATAGATGAATTTACTATATGTTTACATTGTGGTAGTGATCGAAAAGTTTCTGATCATCAAATGGAATTATTAAAACCACTTGAAGACGAATATAAAATTACTTATAATAATAGAATTGATAGACACCCTTTAATTTATCCTTCTTATTCTCAGTTAATTAATCATTCTATAGTAACATCACATACTGAATATATTTTCTTTATTAACGATAGAACATTTCCAAAACCTCATGAGATTAAAAAGATGATTGATCATCTAGAAAATGGCTTTGCATGGACGACTTTATGGGGTGTAGCTTTTATGGCTTTTTCTAAAGAATTAGTTAGGCAAATAGGATGGTGGGACGAAAGATATGTAAACGGTGGGTGGGAAGATAGAGATTGGGTTTGGCGACTTAAAGAAGCTAATCTAGCTATCTATGAAAGTCATGAAGCATCGTATGATCAATCATGGAAGTCACATCTTAATGTTGCAGGAGGTCATCAATCAACCCCTTTCTGGCTTAAAAAGTGGAATGGAGATAGACATGATGTTGTATTAAAAAATATAGCTGATGAAGAGTATGAGCATTGGGAAATATTTTTAGGAGAAGAGAGACCAGATATAAGAAAAGAATGGAATACATGGGATAAGTCGATTTTAAATGTAGCGGAAGGAGCAGAAGGTTCAGGACCTGCTAGCTCTTACCTTCTCGGTAATCGTGAAATAGTTAAAAATTATGAATGAAAGAACTTTAGTAATATCACCTCATATCGATGATGAGGTATTAGGTTGTTATGCTGCACTTCATGACAATTGTCACGTAATGGAGTGTGGTGTAGATAAATTTCATGTAGTTGATCGTGAAGAGCGACTTGAAGAATTAAAAGCATTAGCTGAATATAAAAAATTTACTTTTAAAGTTTTCGAAAACAAAGTAAACAACTATACTATAAGAACATTAATTCATCAAATTGAAGATCAAATTAACGAGATTAAACCAGAAAAAATATTTATACCATACCCTTCTTACAACCAAGATCATGTTACTGTATATGACGCGTCGTTAGTAGCGTTAAGGCATCATGATGTAAATCATTTTGTTAAAAAAGTAGTCGCGTATGAAGAAGTACATAGTTTCTTATGGGATTATACACATGATATTAATAGTACTTTTAAGGGCAATTACTTTGTACCTATTGATATAGAAGATAAAATTACGTCTTATAAGTTTCTTAAATCACAAGTACGTGGTCATCGAAGCCCTGAAATGTTAAGATTAATAGCAAGAATGAGAGGCGTGCAGGGAAACTTTGAGAACGCTGAAGCATTTCAAATTTTAAGATGGGTAGATTAATGAAAAAAATATTATTATGTTCTTATAGAGACTGGTCTAATCAAATTTGCAAAGATGTAGAAGACTATTTTGCAAATTATGAAGATTTAATTATTATTAAATGTACTACACAAGAAAAATTTCTTAATATTATAAAAGAAAATAAATTTGATTATATTTTCTTTCTAGGGTGGAGTGATATTATAGACAAGAGTATAGTAGACAATAATTTTTGTATTTGTCTGCACCCTTCCATGCTTCCTAAATACAGAGGAGGGAGCCCTTTACAGCATCAAATTATAAACAATGAAGAGGAAATGGGAGTAACGTTATTTAAAATGGATGAGTATTTGGATAAAGGGGATATAATATTTCAACAACCCATCTCTATCTTTATTGAAGATAATCTAGATGATATCTATAATCAAATTAGTATTTCAGGTTATAATGGTGTGCGATGGATCATTGAATGTTTATGTCAAGGTATTAAAATAGATTTAAGGCCTCAAGATGATAATAAAAGTACGTATTTCAAGCGACGTACACCAGCAATGAGTGAAATAAAAATAGATGATTTTAAAAATTTAACTGCAACCGATATACATAATAAGGTTAGATGTCTTCAAGACCCATATCCAAATGCTTATATTGTTTGCAAAGATAATACTTACCTATATATTACTAATACTAAAGTATGAGACTATTATTTGTACCAACTAATAAAGTAACTGCTCAAAATGACTATCTTGAGGTATCAATTTTGCATGGTTTGAGAGAAATAATGGGTAATCAATGTGTAGATTACCCCCGTAAGAAAATAATGTATAATGATTTTTCCGATATTCCTAAAGATCAATTACACGGAAAGGGATTTACTTTGTTAACTAAACCTATAAAAGACTTAAGTGAAAAGGAAAGGGAACTAAATCAATTTGATGCTGTATTATATGGGTGTGGTCATATGTACGGTGAAGGAACTGTAAAGGAGTTTAATAAAATATCAAAAAATAATGTTTGGGTATTAGATGGACATGATTTATTTGGTGATGCTCCTCGTAAAATAGAATTTAATGATCAAGAGGTTATAGGTGTCCAATTTAGAAAATGTTTTAAAAGGGAACTAGTGGAAAAAGTACCTGATGTATATCCTACAGGCTTTGGTATACCAGAATATCAGATTAGACCATTTGATATATCAAAGAAAGATCAGCAATATCAAAAAACTGCTCCGGATAATTCTTTATTTCAAACTGTAAACGATTTAGGAGGAGGCTTTTCACACCATAAATTTACAAAAGAAGAAGATTATTATAACGACTTAAGTCGGTCTTGGTTTGGATTAACTTGTCAAAAAGGAGGTTGGGATTGCATGAGACATTATGAAATTATGGCAGCAGGATCTGTTTTGCTTTTTAGAGATTACAACTTAAAACCTGCAGCATGCTCTCCGCAAGCAATACCTTGTCTTTCATATTCATCTAGAGAAGAACTAGATAGTATAATGAATAGATTGGTAGTAGATAATAAACCTACCGATGAATATTATTTTTATCTACATAAGCAAAGAGAATGGTTAAATAATGTAGGTACAACAAAAGCTAGAGCAAAACAAATTATAAAAATTATTAAAAAGAGTTTATGAAAAAAATATTAATATCAGGAGGAGCAGGATTTTTAGGTACATATTCTATAGAAAAATATCTAGAAGAAGGATACGATATTACTGTTATAGATAATTTTTCTACAGCAGTAGTAAAAAACAATGACCCTGTTCTAGAAAAAGTAAAATTAATTGAAGACGATATCTTAAATGTAAAATGGACTGACTTAGAAAAGTACGATTTAATTTTACACTTAGCAAGTCCAGTTGGACCAGCTGGTATATTAAAGCATTCCGGAAAGATGGCGAAGTATATTTTAGACGACATATATTGGGCTATTGAAGGCGCACAACATAATAGCTGTCCATTAGTCTTTGTTAGTACATCTGAAATTTATGGTTATAGAGAAAAAGCTGTTTTATTAAAAGAAGAAGATGATAAACTTTTAGTTGGTGATTTTAAAGTTCGTAATGAATATAGTATAGCAAAATTATTAGCAGAAATTGTTTTGTCAAATACAGCTAAAGTAAGTGACTTACAATATCAAATTATTAGACCATTTAATATTAGCGGAGCTAGACAATTAAAGGATGGTGGTTTCGTTTTACCAACATTTGTAACACAATCTTTAAGTGAAAACGATATTACCGTTTTTAATGACGGTAAACAAATTAGAGCCTTTACACATGTTACAGATATTGTTAATGGTATCTATCTTACTTCACAGTCTGATTTCAATGAAATTTGGAATGTTGGTAATCCAGATAACCAATGTACAATTTTAGAAATGGCAGAAGTAGTAAAAAGAAAAACACAGTCAGATTCAGATATTACATTTGTTGATCCAAAAACTATTCATGGACCATTGTATGAAGAAGCATGGGATAAAATACCTAACCCAGAAAAAATAGCAGATAAACTCGGTTGGGTTGCAAATCATGACGTTGATTATATCATAAATGATGTAATTAATTATTATAGTTCATGAAAGAAATAGGTATAATAGGATACGGTGAAATAGGAGAGTCATTAGAGAAGTGTTATCTTGGTAAAGATTTTAATGTCAGTATAGTAGATACAGGAAAAGATATTAATCAAATTACTGATAGTGTTGACATTTTAAATATCGCGATTCCTTTCACCAGTATTTCTAAGTTTGTTAAAATAGTATCTCAATATATAGAAAAATATTCACCCAAGCTTACCATTATTCATAGTACAGTTACTCCGGGTACTACAAAATTAATTATTGATATTACTAAATCAAATGTAGTTCATTCACCAGTCCGCGGTGTACATCCTAATTTATACGAAGGATTAAAATCTTTTGTAAAATGTATTGGTGGTGAAGACGATTATTCAATCGACTTAGCTAAAGAACATTACGATAAGTTAGAAATAAAGTATAAAGTTTTTAATGGTTCAGCTGCTACTGAATTAGCTAAAATTCTTTCAACAACTTATTATGGTATGTGTATTGCTTTTCATAATGATATAAACAAGCTGTGTAATGAATATGATGTAAATTTTGATGAAGTTGCAACACAATGGAATAGAACATACAATGAAGGTTATAAAAAATTAGGAATGGAAAATGTTGTACGACCAGTATTATATCCTCCTAAAGATGGTAAGATAGGTGGTCATTGTGTTATACCTAACGCAGAGCTTTGCAAAAAGTTTTTTGATAGTACAGTATTAGATTATATTTTAGAATTAAAATGAAAAAAGCATTAGTATTAGGAGCCGGCGGTTTTATTGGAAGCCATTTAGTAAAAAGACTTAAAGAAGATGGGTATTGGGTACGTGGTGCTGATTTAAAATATCCGGAATTTTCAACTGTATTAGCAGATGAATTCATAAGTGGTAATAATGGCGACTTACGAAGTCAATCTAACTGTGAAAGATTAATAAAATTTGATGGTAAGCAAGGTAATTTTTACAATAATGTTCCGGAACAGTATAAGGAACCTTTTGATGAAATTTATCAATTAGCAGCAGATATGGGCGGCGCTGGTTTTATTTTTACTGGTGATAACGATGCTGATATTATGCATAATTCTGCTACAATTAATTTAAATATTTTAAATGCAGTAAAAACTTTTAATGAATATAGAGGTGAAAATAAAACAAAAATATTCTATAGTAGTAGTGCATGCATGTATCCGGAACATAATCAGTTAGACCCGGATAATCCTAACTGTGAAGAGTCATCTGCGTACCCTGCTGACCCAGATTCAGAGTATGGTTGGGAAAAATTATTTAGTGAAAGATTATATCTAGCTTATAATAGAAATTATGATATACCTGTAAGAATTGCGCGCTTTCATAATATATTTGGACCCCAGGGTACATGGGATGGAGGCCGTGAAAAGGCACCAGCTGCTATTTGCAGAAAGGTATTACAGGCAAAAAATAATGGTGAAATAGAAATATGGGGCTCAGGTGAACAAACTAGAAGCTTTTTATATATAGATGAATGCATTGAAGGGGTAATTAGGTTAATGAACTCTGATTTTTCTGAACCAGTAAATATTGGATCAGATGAAATGGTGACAATAAATGAACTAGTAGATATTGCTGCAGAAATACAAAGCAAACCACTTGTTAAAAAACATATTGATGGTCCTTTAGGAGTAGCAGGAAGAAATTCTGATAATAAATTAATTAAAGAAAAGATAGGATGGGCCCCCGATTATCCTTTAGCAAAAGGTATAGAGAAAACATACTGGTGGATATTTGAACAACTTAAATTATAATTTGATATGGTTATTAAGCAAAGTGTATACGATGGTAATTTAATTCATAATCGTTTCGCATACGAGTATTTTCGAAAAAATGTATCTCCCTATGGTAACATAGTTGCTTTCAGAGCTCCTATGTACGTAAAAGATGCTTTAATTGATCTTGAAGATACACTAAGTGACGACTATATTCATAGTCAAGATTCTATTAATTTTTGTTGGGAGATACCTAACCTATGTCCATTAGGTGCTGTGTCTTTTCAGAGATTATTCAATACAGCAATTGCTAATCTTCTTGCTGCTATTATTCAAAAACCTATTTCAGTTGAAGGTGATGATCTAATGGTTCAAGACGAGTTTGTTGGAAATGATGAAAAGGTTAGAAAGGCAGGTAAGGTAAGTGTTTCAATTACATACTCGAAAGATAATGTATCTTTAGGTCATACCGGTATTAATATTATCGCTGGTGATAAAGCTCCTGGTTTCGCTTATTCATCTAATTTAAATAAAAAGCAGGTAGAATATTTTATGACTTCTGTAATCGATTATTTTAATTCTGAAGTTCAAGATCAGTTTGTAGCAACTACTAAAGTTATAGTATGAATTTTTTTCAGCTTCAAAATAAATTATTTTATTCTAAGAAAGAAGACGCAGGTTATTTAGATTCAGAAGGCGAACAAGCGTTTGTTCCTTTCTTGTTTAATAGATGGTTATCGTTTTATGATAACAATATGTGCGTTTTTACTAACGAAACTCTTAATAAGTTTAGTACTTTATTTGATAATAAACAAGAGTCGTATAAATTATATTACTACTTGATTCCTAGACTTAAGTGGAAAAAAATTTCTTATATAAAGAAAAAGAAAAAAGAAGAGGAAGAAGTAGATTTAAGCTCTATTGCAAAAAATAAAAATATGTCTGTAAGAGAGTTAAAAATGTATTTAAATTATGAGTAAAGCAATTGTAACTGGTGGTGGAGGATTTATTGGGTCTAACCTGGTAGATAAGTTAGTTGAAATTTATGACAAAGTAATCATTATCGATAATGAATCAGCAGATTCTAATGAACAATTTTATTATAATGATAAAGCTGAAAAGCATTTATTAAATGTATGCGACTACAAAAACACTAGACCGCTTTATGACGGGGTAGATTGTGTTTTTCATTTAGCAGCAGAATCTAGAATACAGCCAACTCTAGAAAATCCTGTATTAGCTGCACTTACTAATACCGTAGGAACCTGTACTGTATTACAATGTGCTAAAGAAGCTAATGTAAAGCGTGTTGTTTATAGTTCAACCTCTTCTGGATATGGCTTAAAGAATAAAATACCATTAAACGAAAACATGCCAGATGATTGTTTAAATCCTTATTCAGTAACTAAAGTATCAGGTGAAAAATTATGTAAAATGTATACTGATTTATTTGGTTTAGAGACAGTTGTCTTTAGATATTTTAACGTATATGGTGAAAGACATCCAGTTAAAGGTCAATATGCTCCAGTTATCGGCATTTTTATTAGACAAAAAAATAACGGTGAGAAGCTTACTATTGTTGGAGATGGAAGACAAACGAGAGACTTTACACATGTTTCAGATGTTGTTCAAGCGAATATATTAGCATCAGATATTAACAATAAAAAACCGGTAGGCAAATTAATTAATTTAGGAACAGGTACAAATAATAGTATCTTGGAAATAGCTCAAATGGTTGGTGATAAGTACGCTTTTATAGAATCTCGTAGTGGTGAGGCACAAGATACATTAGCTGATATTTCAAAAGCTAAAGAGCTTTTAGGGTGGGAGCCAACAGTTAAGGTTGAAGATTGGATAAAGGATAATAGTTAATCATTGATTTAAAATATCTAGCTAGTAAATAGATCTATATGGCAATGGCAAGTATAGATAATTTGGCACCTACTAGAAGCTTAATTGATTTAACAAATCCGGATAAAGGTGATTTTGGTATTGATGATTATGAATTAAGCTTTATTTTTGATGATATTCTATTAATAGAATATGTTGATGAAACTGAAGAAGGTGAAGTAAATAGAAATGGAATTCTAATTCCAACAAACACACTTAATAAAGCTTGGCGTAAAGGTAGAGTTATATTAGCAGGTCCTGATGCTAAATATGCTAAAGAAGGAGATGTAGTTATTTTTCCAAATAATATGGGAGTAACCATTTCTGGTGTAAAAATTACCGGTAAAGGCAAAGTTAAAAAAGGCGTCTTCTTAAACGAAGAAAGAATGTTTGGAATTTGCAAAAAGAGCAATGATAGTCCAAAAAGCGATACTTGATCCTCTTTTGCAAACTAATGTATGTGAAGTACGCTTTCCTCGTAGGATTATAAAATCAGGTCTAGCTCCTACGAGGCGAATGTTATGTACTAATTCTATAGAATTACTTAACTCTGTAAATGGTAGAATATCGCTTAATTACTTTGCTCCTAAAGGCCCTCCTAAAGCATATCTTGGACCTGATAATTTAGCTGTTGCTTGGGATATATTAATGCAGGATTATAGAAATATAAATATGAATCAATGTAATTTAATACAACAAATTCCTGCTAATGAAGATTTTTGGGTTTATTTTAATGAAAATATTTACCCAATGTCTTCAAAACAAAAATTTGATTTTATGAATTCATGAATAACTGTTTAGAAAATATTACTGATCATTTAAAGCCGTTCTTATTGAGAGATATAATTATAAGAACTGATAAGAAAATTTTGAAAAGAGGTAAATTGAAAATTTTTCAAATTAAACAGTACTATATAAATCTGTCTTTAGAGTATAAAAACTCAATAAAGAATTATGAAATACCTTATCCATTTGATATACAGCTTGAACAGGAAGGTAATGAAGCAGTTTTAAATTATCATTTAAGTTCTTTTGTACCTAAGAGTCAAATAAATAAAGTAAAGTGTTTGGATACTTCCTCTAAGTCAAAAATATATAACAATTTAGTCTACATATGGCCTTCAGAGGAACCCACATTATAATAATAATGTGTTAGGTGGTTTGTTAAAAAAATTTCCGAGTGGTTATACTCCTAATTCTGCTCAAGTAAAGCTCTTAAAAAATATCGATCAAGCTTTTGATGATGGCTATAAGTTTGTAGTATGTAATGCACCAACTGGATCTGGTAAGTCGTTTATTTCTAAAACAGTAAGTAATTCTGCTCGTGAAACTTCTAAAGAGTTTAGAGAGCTAATTAGTAATTATTTAGCTTATAGAAGAGCGCATGGTGGAGGCTACGCATATGAAGACCATTGTGACGAAGAACAATCGTTTGGCTGTACTGCTCTAACTATAACAAAAGCTTTACAAGATCAGTATAAAGGTTTATTCGATGATGTTGAAGTATTAAAAGGTAAATCAAATTATCAATGTGCTGTAGATGACAAGTTTACTGTAGAACTTGCTCCATGCTTACATTTACCTAAATTTAAAGAAGAGTGTTGGTCAAAAAACATATGTCCTTATTACGAGCAGCGTAATAAAGCATTAGTATCTAGCTTTAATACCTTAAACTATAACATGTTTTTTTCTTTACCTGATCATTTAAAGAAAAGACAATTTTTAATTTGTGATGAAGCTGCAGAGCTTGAAGATCAATTAGTAAAAGAATTTTCATGTGCTGTAAACTTTGATATGCTTAAGAGTTTTCATATTCAAGTTAGACCGTTTTATTCGAAAAATAATATACAGGTGTTAAAATGGATTAATAATTTAATAATTGATCTAAATGATAAAATAGAAGAATTAAAAGATGTAGTTAATACAACTAAAAAGAATAACAAATATATTATTTCTATAAAAAATAACTTAATAAGTTTACGTAACTTACATTCAAAGCTTTCTCTTATTTGTGATACCTGGAAAGAGAGTGAATATATTTTTGAAACAAGTAAAAAGGGTATCACCTTTATGCCGCTAAAAGTTAATAACCTTTCTAATCATTTGTTTAAGTATGCTGATAAGGTAATTTTAATGTCTGCTACAATTATTGATCCGAATAATTTTTGTAAAAGCTTAGGTATAGATAAGTTTAAATACGTTGAAGCAGAATCTTCCTTTAAAGCAGAAAACGCTCCTATATACTGTAATACTAAATTTAAATTAAACTATCATAATCTTAAAAGAAATCTCCCTAAGGTAGTGGATCAAATACAAGAAATATGTAACTTTCATAAAAATGATAAAGGTATAATTCATACACATAATAATACTATTACATCACATCTTTCAGATAATTTAACTAATAAGCGATTTTTAATTAGAGAACCTGGAGTGAGAAACGAAATGATATTAGAGCAGCATACTTTAAATAACGATCCTACTGTTCTTATATCCCCTTCTATGTCTCATGGAGTAGATCTTAAAGATAATCTAGCTAGATTTCAAATTATAGTTAAAGCTCCTTATTTACCTACTAAAGATAAAAGAATTGAAAGACTAATGAAAGAAGACTTTGATTGGTATACAAATAAAATGCTTTGCTCGTTAATTCAGTCTTGTGGAAGAGGTGTTAGATCACATAAAGATCATTGCATAACATATATTTTAGACGGGGCTATAGTAGAAAGTGTAGTTAATAACAAGCATAAGTTACCAAAATATTTCATCGATAGGTTTTTGTAATAAATATATAAGTACGAATGAAGAAAAGAGCATTTCATTTTGAAATTAAAAATCTTTTAACGCAATTTATTGCGGCTTTTGATGATGTAGTAATTAGTAGATGGAATAAAGATCGATCAGCTAAATCTAACATCGAAGTGAGATATGTATTTGCCCCTAAGCATAGGGTAATGTATGATATTATTAATAAAGCACAAAATATTACCCTACCAGCAGTTGCTGTAAACCTAACTAGTATTTCAAGAGACGAGTCGCGTGTATTTAATAAACTCGCACCAACATATATACCCGCAGAACTTGATTCTAATCCGAGAGTTTCATCTAAATTTTTAATGCCTGTACCGGTTAATTTAGAAGTTAGTATGTCTATTTTAGCTAGATATATGGAAGATGTAGATCAAATTATATCTAACTTTGCTCCATATAATAACCCTTATATTATTCTTTCATGGCCGGTACCTAAAGCCTTTGGCGCAGATTATGATCAAGAAATAAGAAGTGAAGTTTTATGGTCTGGAGAGTTATCGTACAATACACCTACAGATACAACTTATAGTGATAAATTTAGAATAACAGTAGATACTACATTTACAATTAAAGGTTGGTTGTTCCCGGAAAAGAAAGACACACAAGGTACAATTTATAAAGTAGATAGTAATTTCGTAGCTGTTGATTTAAGAAATAGAATATATAACCCTCTTGATAGACAAGAAGTAGTTGATAGTTATGAAACTCAAGGCTACGGTGCTTTATCTGGATATAATGATACAGTTCCTACTAACTATTCGGAAATGGTCACTGTATCAGGTAGACCAGAATTTACTAATATATTTTATACTTCTACTGGTGCTAATGTAGAAATGAGAAATGAAGTACCAATATTATCAACCTTAGATAATAGCTTTTTATTATTTGGAAAGCGTTTTAATTATAGTAATAATTTTTATCTAAGTTCAGAAAATACCAATGATGTTAATGGAGAAGTAGATCAATTCTTTTCTAATTATCAAGTTATAACTTCTGGTGATGATAATGTACCCACTATAAGTGGATTTAAACTTAGTGATTCGAATTTTACAGTAGCAAATGATAATATAGTAAGTTTTTACTTCCCCGCCAATACCTTAAGCGGTCATGGGAGATTTACTTTAGTAACCGCAAACGAAGCTGGTTGGGCAACATCTTACCAAGCCACTAGCTCTATCATACACTTAGCATAAATATATACAAGATGCCTGGACCTGGATCATCAACAAGCCCTAATCAAAATCGTTCTTATGTAACGAACGATGGACGTGCTTCTACTTTTGGTAGAAACTTAATTCAATATATTCAAAATAGATTACCATACGCAACTGATGGTAGAGGAGAAAACGATGCGTTAAATCCTAAATACAAAGTCTTTCAAAAAGCAGGAATGAGAAGAGCTGAAGCTTTAGCTAAGGCTTCTATTTCATCTTCTAACCCATACAATAATATTCCTATAGGTGATTTTGCAAAAGATTCATCTTTTGGTGATGTAATGTATGCTAATATTCAAGACGATAAGCAAGGTCGTTTGAGAGATTATAGAATTATAGCTGCATATTCTGAAGTAGCTGATGCATTAGATGAAATTTGTGATGAGTCAATTAATCCTGATGAGTCAGGATGGATTACCAAATTACACTTTAAAGATATTGATCTTACAATAGAACAGAAAGAAATTCTAGATAAACAATTTCATAGATATGTTGAGTATTATGATTTAAAAAACAAAGGATGGCAATATTTTAGACAGCTCTTAGTTGAAGGTGAAGTTTTCTTTGAGCAAATTATTCATGAAGGATATGTAGAAGATGGTGTATTAGGTGTAATAAATCTACCTGCTGAAATTATTGATCCTGTATATAACAATATACAAAACATGCTTGTAAAGGGGTATATTTACCGTAAACCTATTTTTAGTCCTACCCACCCCAACAAAGTAGAAAAGATTGAATTTATTCCAATGGATCAAAACCAGATAATGTATGTTAATTCTGGTGTATATAACGAAACTAAAAACTTTGTAATTCCATTTTTAGAAAATGCTAGACGGCCATATAGACAATTATCTTTAATCGAAGATGCAATTGTAATTTATCGCTTAGTAAGAGCTCCAGAAAGACTAGTCTTTAATGTGGATGTAGGTAATATGGCTCCACCAAAAGCTGAAGCTTACTTACGTAAATTAATTCAAAATTATTGGTCCAGAAAAACATTTGACATGGATCAAAATGATGTAGTTAAAAAGTTTAATCCTCAATCAATGTTAGATGCTTTTTGGTTTGCTAAGAGACAAGGATCAGAAGGAACATCAGTGGAACAATTAGCCGGTGGAGCTAATCTTGGAGAACTTTCAGACTTAATGTATTTTATTAAGAAGCTTTATAGAGCTCTTAAAGTACCTTCAACTAGATTAGATCCAACAGATCAAGCATCTGCAGATGGTTCTACTATATTAAGAGAAGAATTAAAGTTTGCACGGTTTGTAATGAGACAGCAGCAAAGATTTGCTGCAGGTCTTAAAAAAGGATTTATTACTCATTTAACATTAATGGGGCTGTTCGAACAATATGAACTTAATGAACAAAATCTTGAAATTGAATTTAATGTTCCTACTAATTTTTACGAGTTAAGAGAGAATCAAAGATTAGAATTAAAATCTAATAACTATAATAATCTTGCAAGTAATGAATTTGTTTCAGCTACATACGCACAGAAAAAATACCTTGGATGGAAAGATAGAGATATTTTAGCTAATAGAGAGTTCCTTAGAAAAGATGCCGAGCTGCAGTGGGAGATGTCGCAAATTGCTGCTGCTGGCCCAGCGTGGAAGGAACAAGCAGTTGCAGGTGAAGTAGCAGGCGATGCTGCTGCAGTAGGAGGTGAAGGCGGCGGTGTAGGTGGAGGCGGAGCAGGTGATATACCTGACTTCGGAGGAGGTCCAGCAGATACTGGAGGTGAAGAAGTAGAGGTAGCTGCTGAAACAGAAGTAGATGCAGAAGAAACTGCTGAAGTTTAACGAATAGGGTTAGAAGAGAAATATTGCGCTCTAATAAATAAATCGTGATGTTGACCTGAAGCCGCGGCTGCTGATACTTGATTAACGTTTGTAATCCCTCTAATAGTTACTTCTTCATCGGCTTTCAATTGCCAGTAAAAATTTTCATGGTTTGTATTCTTATAATCATTATCCCAAATATATATTACTGCACTAGTACTATTTTTAATTATTACTTCTGAACACGGCCAACCGTTAACACCAGCTCCAGAAATCGCTACTGTAGCAGTACCCACTGGTTGAATAAAAGATCTACATATATTTAAATTGAAATATTCACTTCCGGAATTAGAAGTTGGATAGTTTGATTGTTCTGACATATAAATTATTTATTCGCGAATAAATATTTTTATGGCGCTTGCATGCAATATAACACCACTTTCAGCTTTTTTATCAACAAATCTTAATAGTAAAATAGAAACTTATGATAGATTAGGTGATAGAATAAAGAGATCTTTAGGATACCCATTAGTTAGTCTCGAAATACATACAGACCAATTAAGAGAAAATATTCAAATAGCAGTAGAATATTTTACAAAATATGCAGGCTTTACTAAAGAATATCTTATTTTTGATTCAGCAATGTATGAATCTAATAAAGGTATTAGACTAGATCTATTATATACTCTTGCTAATACTGATTTAGATTCGAATGCTCAAAGAATGGCTGGTGAAAATCCTTTAGGTCCGGGGCCAGAGTTTTATGGAAGTACTCCAGAGTCTATATTTGTTTGTACATCAGCAATACTTTCATCTGTTTTTGTTTCTTCTTCAGCTTTATCTTCTACTTTTGCTGCTCCTTCTGCTGCTAGAGGTGTAGCTCAATTTGATCTTTTTGACAAATCTCTTTACTCGCAAGTAACTGCTTACGATGAATTAGAACGTCCCGAGCTTTCTCTTAATACTTTTGGTTTAAGTTCATCATTTACCGAAAATCAACGCAGCACATTAACATTTGAAGGATCAGCCTCTGAAGCTGTAATTTACCAAAATGTATATGATTATGATATAATGGACTATAGAAAGGTTGTTGATGTAACAGACTTCGAAGAAGGCTCTACAACAGGTATAAACACATTATTTACGTTAGAGCAAACACTTGCACAACAAACATACTTTAGTTATGCATTAGGTAATTACGGATTTGATTTAGTTTCTTGGTATACACTTAAAGAATGGATAGACACCAGAGAAAAAGTATTAGCTATTAAACGTGATATAAAATTTGATCCAAGAACGCAATATATGCAAATGTATCCTCAACCTGGTGGTGATAGATTCTATGGGGTATTAGCATGTTATCTTGAAAAGCCAATAAGATCCATTATTATGGAACAATGGATATATGAATACTCGTTAGCTTTATCTATGATTACTATTGGTAGAGTAAGAGGTAAGTTTGGTAATGTGTCTTTATTAGGAGGCGGGGCTTTGAATTATGATATGCTTCAAGAAGGCATACAACGAAAAGCAGAATTAGAAGGTAAACTGCTGGAAGGCGCATCACCAGGTCTTGGTGATACAGATCCAACATTATTCATTGTGGGATGAGGAAATGGAGACAGGGTATATTTACACCTACTAATCCGGATAAATTTATAGGTAGTAAAGCTGTTTATAGATCTGGACTTGAATTAAAGTTTTTTAGATTTTGCGATAATAACGATAATGTAAAAAAGTGGGGTAGTGAAAATGTAATTGTGCCTTATATAAGCCCTTTAGATCATAGAGCTCATAGATATTTTGTAGATAATTATATTGAAATATTAGAAGGTAATAAATTAAAAAAGTATCTTGTAGAAATTAAACCATCAAAACAAACAAAACCCCCTACAACAAAATATAGAAAACGACAGCATTTATTATATGAACAAAGAGCATATGTTATAAATCAAGCAAAATGGGAAGCAGCTCGTGAATATAGTAAAAAAATTGGCTGTGAGTTTATTATTTTAACAGAAAAAGAGCTAATTTATAACAAATGAATAAATAATTACATGTCGTTAAAACTTAACTTGGTTGTAGAAAAACCTGATGTAGAAGACGAGTTCGAATACATTGAAGAAGAAGTAGATAGAAACTCACCTTCTAATTTATATATTAAAGGCCCATATATGATGGCTGAAGGAGTCAATCGTAATAATAGATTGTATCCAATTGACGAATTACAAAGAGAAGCTAATAGATATATTGAAGAGATGGTAAAGCCCGGGCGCGCAATGGGCGAGCTAAATCACCCGACTACCGCAGATGTAGATTTAGAAAGAGCTTGTCACATGGTAACCGAGTTAACTCAAGACGGAAATGTTTTTTATGGTAAGTCTAAGGTCTTATCAACACCATGTGGTCAAATTGTACGTGCATTAATTAATGATGGTGTTAAAGTTGGTATGTCTTCTAGAGCATTAGGTACATTAGAAGAGGGAAGTAAGCATAATACAGTTAAAAATATGAAGTTAGTAGCTATAGATTGTGTTGCTGATCCATCTTACCCATCTGCCTTTGTTAATGGTATCTTAGAGTCAAAGCAATGGGTACTAGTAGACGATAACAAATACGAAGAAGTATATGAAAATTTCGAAAAATCCCTTGAAAGGTTGCCTAAAAAGGACATAGATTCATTTTTACGTGATAGAATTCTTAGCTTTATTAAATCAATCTAATAAATAATAGTATGTCCAAACAAAAACAAAAAATAGCTAAGTTTATTGAGCATATTTCTAGTAAAAATTATGCTAAGGCACATAAATATTTAAAGAGCGTTGTTGAAGATAAGATAACAAAAAAAATTAACAACGCAACAGAAAAACCACTCTTTTAAACCATGAGCAAAAAACAAGCATTACCAGAACAAGCAGAAGAGGTACTTACTGAAGAGTCAGTACAGGCTATTGAGACTGCTATTGAAGAAAAAATTCAGCTATCAGTAGAAGCTGCTTTAACTAATCAAGATGAGCTTTATGCTGAAAAACTTGAAGAGTTAGTAACTGCAATTGATAAAGATCATACAGATAAGCTTAAGAGAGTGGTTGAAGCTGTAGATCATAACAATGCAAATAAACTTATTAAAGTTGTAAAGCGTTATGAAAATGAGCTAAATGGTCGCGCAAGTAAGTTTAAAGATACATTAGTAGAAAGTATCTCTGATTACTTAGAAGAGTATCTAGAAGAGTCAGTACCTACTCAAGCAATTGAAGAGGCTACTAAGAATAGAACTGCTAGAGAAGTCTTAGGTAATTTAAGAAAAGTGCTTGCTGTTGATTCTACTCTTATGAGTGAGTCAGTTAAAGAAGCTGTCATGGATGGAAAGACTCAAATTGATGAGTTAAATGCTAAAGTAAATGCTCTTGCTAAGCAAAATAAAGTTCTTAGTGAGAAGTATAGATCTACTAAAGCTAATCTTCTTATTGAAGCTAAGACAGCAAACTTATCTGAAGGTAAAAAGTCTTATTTACGTAAGATTTTGATTGATAAGACTCCGGAGTTCATCGAAGAAAATTTCGAATATACTGCTAAGTTATTTGATAAGAAAGAGAAAGAAAGACTTACAGTTATTAAAGAGGAGGCATACAAAAAACGTAAGGTCAAAACAGATGCCCCTGTACAACAGATTTCAGAGAAGAAAGAAGAGAAACAGTATAACCCTTATTTAGCAGAGTTAGAAAGATCTCACAAATAATTTCACCCCTGAACATTGAGGTGCTTGCCACCTGAGTATCTTGGGACTAGATCCCATGAGGTAAAAATGAAAGGAAACGTCTTATGAATAAACCACAATCATTTATCGATAGAGATAGAGCAGATGCACTTCTTGAGAAGTGGGCACCTGTTCTTGAATACTCTTCCGACAGTGTTAAGGCTATTGAAGACGATCATACTCGTTTAAACACCGCTATTCTTTTGGAGAACCAGGAGAAGTGGTGTATCGAGGAAGCCAATACAGCAGGATCCGGCGGATCTCTTGGTAGCGGAGCTACTATGAGTTCTATTTACGGACCAAACGCTGCCGCACAGAACATTGATTCTGGCGACACGTATGCTAACAGTGACGCTCGTCTTCCTAAAGTACTTATCCCGATGATTCGTCGTACGTTCCCTGAGCTTATCACCAACGAAATCGTTGGTGTCCAGCCTATGTCCGGACCTGTTGGTTTGGCATTTGCTCTTCGTTATGCATATCAGTCCCAGCAACTGGGTGATGGCATCGACGGAAGCACTGCTGCAACTGGTCATGGTCCAGGTGGTGGAGGTGGAGCACCTACCAACCAGTACTCTGGTAGTACTGGGCTTCCAGGTGATGAACTTGGATATCAGTTGCTCGACACCCGCTTTACTGGAACTTCATCCGCCCGCCTTAGTGGTGGCGATGATTGGACATTCGCACAGCAAGACCAAGGTGTTGCTCAGATCCTTTCCGCTTTTGAGATCACTGGAAACATTCCTCAGGTTGAGGTTAAGTTCGAGAAGACCGCAGTTGAGGCCGGCACACGCCGTCTTGGCGCACGTTGGTCCGTCGAGCTTGAGCAAGACCTTAAGAACATGAACGGTATTGATATTGATGCTGAAATCACAAACGCTATGTCGTATGAGATTCAGGCTGAGATCGACCGTGAAATGCTCATGAGAATGATTCAAGCTGCTCTTGGAGCTGGATATGGAGCTGGATACACCATTTGGCAGCCTGCATCTGCAGACGGCCGTTGGTTGGTTGAGCGTAACAGGGACTTCTATCAGCGTCTTATCATTGAGGCCAATCGTATCGCCGTCCGTAACAGACGTGGATCTGCAAACTTTGTTGTTGCAACTCCTCGTGTTTGCGCCATCCTTGAGATGCTCCCTGAATTCCAGTGGGTACCAGTCCAGGGTGATGTTAACACACAGCCTGTTGGCATTGCGAAGATTGGTTCTGTAGGTGGAAGATTCAACGTTTACCGTGATACTAGAACAGAAGTTCAGAACAATCCTAATTATACAAGCGCTAACGCTGGCGAATACACAGGCTCTACTGCAAGTGTTGAGTATGCGTTGCTTGGATATAAGGGTCCTGAGTTTTACGATACTGGTATCATTTACTGTCCTTACATTCCTGTCATGGTTCAGAGAACTATTGGTCCTAACGACTTCGCACCACGTGTTGGCTTGCTTACTCGTTATGGTGTTGTTGACAACATCTTCGGAGCAAATCTCTACTACCATGTCATTCTTGTTCAGGGACTTGGTACTGCGTTCACTCCAGGCTCGACAGCAGTGTACTTCTAATAGGAGTCATCGCTGGTTGAAGCAGCAGTCGAGAGACACAATCACGAAACGGCGAGACGAAAGTCTCGCCGTTTTTTTGTCTAAACATGCAATAAAAAAGAACGAAAATAATAAATAATTACATGGCTATTAATTCATTTTCACACGCAGTGTTATCTGCATCATTAGTAAGTTACCCGGAACTAGCAGAAGGGTCGGGTTACGCCGCGACCGGTTCAGTTTCTAATGTAGTTTCTCTAACAGCAGGAACAGAAGTTCATACTCCTGGAAGAGATACCGGAATCGGAACTAGAAAAAGCGCACTTTCTGGTGTTATAGGATTAAGAAAACTTGGTGCAATTGGAGAACATCCAGTTTCACAATTATTATATACCCCGCCTCCAAGAACTAATGGCCATGTACCACAACCGGTACCTATTGGTGGTGATGGAACAGAAGGGTTTCCAGTAAATCCTGTAACTAACGAAGCAGCTGGTAGATCTAATCTTATTGCTTATCAAACAGGTGCAAAACAAGGTGCACAATGTGTAGCTGAATATAGACTAGTATCGCCTGAAGGTACTGAAACTGTAAGTTTCCATAGACCTCATTTAAAGCACGCTGGTGATACTTTTATTAGTTCGAGCTTATCTGGTATTACTGTAGCACTTAGAACTAGCCCTTCAGAAGCAGGAAAGAGTAGACATCAAATTCATGATCACCCTCATTCAGGTATTGAAGTACAATATTACTTACCTGATCCAGGTGCTGGTGCTGGTTCAGCTCTTACAGTTGTATCTGCTGGATTAAGTAGTAAGCATTCAGGATTTGTAGGACCTGAGCATTCACGTAAGAGACTCTTAGGTTACTAATTACTAAGCGTCTCCCTAAGCCTCCTAAGAGCATTCTATCTGTTTAAGATAGCCTCTAAACGTCTTTTTTATGCCGTGTGCACTTTTTAGAGTGCAAGGAAAATGTCTTACGTATGGATTATGCTTAGTAATTTTCTCATAATTTTGTATTATATTTAAAGGTAATACTACACTTATATCTCTTATATTACATGTATTAAGTTCATACATCTTTTGACACACACCTTGCTCCCAATAAGGGTAATTTTGCTCAAACATCCACTCGTCATAAGTCCAAAAATCTAAAAGCTCTTTTACTTTTAATGTATTCTTAACTATAAAAACTCCTGTATTTAACGCCGGGTATCTTACCTTACAATTAGATTTAAGCCATTCACTAGGATCAAGCTCCGGAGGAAATCCCTTACATGTACCATCTTCACTAAAGATTATCTGTTTATCTTTATATTCATTAATTAGATCTTCAATAGGACCTCTATCGATATAAAAATGAGCATCAGCATCTATCCATATAACATAATCGTAGTTATCTAAATGCTCTATAACCATAGGTAACTTTTCCCAGGCTAAGTCTTTTCTATTATGTCTTCTTTTCGAAGAAAACTTAAAATCATAACCATATTTCTCGCAATATGCTTTGTTTATCGTATAACTTAACTTACCATATTTTTTAGCAGTTAAACCATCAAACCACATTACCACACATATCTTATTCTTCTGGCTTGTCATACTCAACTCTAATACGTCCTTCATCATCAGTATAAGGATTCTGCAACATGTGCATATCATGTCTTTCTCCTAATACCATCCATGATACAGTAGCAGTTGAATTTGCAACACAACTTTCAACAGTTAATGTGTTTCCAGATACTGAACCTCTAACTGGGTCCCAGTTAGTTTCATTAGTTGTAAATGTTCTAAAGCATCTATTTAAAGCAGTTAATGTACCATCTGTCATACCATGTAAATTATCGATATTAAC